CTGTCATCCTTGCCACCTTCCTCAAGCGGGATGATGTGATCACGCTGTGTGGCCAGCGTGACACGTCCGAGGCGCTGGCATTCAGCACACAAGGGGTTACGGGTGAACAGCGCATTACGCATCGCCTGCAGTCGCCTGCCAGTCACACGCTTAGTGGCGTTGGCTGCTTTGGCCCATACAGGGGCAGGATGCATAGGGCAGCGTGAGGTGCCATCGCGTACCAGCACGCCGCATCCAGGGTGATTGCAAGGCTTAGGTGCTGCTTTAGGCATATAGAAGTGGCAAAGAAAAACCCCTGCCGTGGGTTGCACGCATACAGGGGTTGGCTGCTGACTTCGGGGTGGTGACACAAATTCCACAGCTGCCAGAAATGTATCAGAAGTGTCTATGTAGACAAACTACTTTTTTTGACTCAACACGTTCACTGAACCATTCCAGCAACGCTTGATCTGCCAGCTCAAAGTGAAGATTAATGGTTGATCTAGAAACACCTCTGCGCCTGGCGATCTCACTGACGCCCATTGGTGATTGAGTTTTGGTGCCGATATAAAACATCTGCAGCGTCATGTACAACTGGGGCCTGGCTGGCTGTAATGACTCCACTGCCTGGTTAGTCAACTCGGCATCAGTGTCTTCAATCGTTCCCATCAACTCGCGATGCCCGTCAACCGGTTCATTCAATAAGACTGAGCAAGTGGCATAACCCAGGCCGCCGCTGCTTTCCCGAACCTTCCAAAGTTGCCAGTTATTTAAGCGGTATTTGATGTAGTCGATTCGCGCCATCAAAACACCCCTTCATCTGCGAAGAAAACAATATTGAAGTCGCCATGCTCACGCTGCCAACGCGCCAGCTCAGACATGACATCGCCGCGATCGAATGGCGTGCCGACGATGCGCCGCCCTTCCAGCGCATAGAAGAAATCGGGATAACCCCGCAGGCCTTGCCGAACCCACGCATAAACATCATTGCCGAATGCCTGGGCCTTTTCCCGAATCGCTGCATAGGTCTCAGGCATGGACCGCTTGATCTCTTCGATCTGGGCTGAAACATCGTCATTTGCTGTCCTGGTGTCCATGCTGTCCATCCTTTTATATAGAGTGAATAAGTGAAGTGCGAATGCCCGCGAGCGCGAGCGTGGGTGTGTGCCTGCCTATGCCTGCCCGCCTTGAATTTAGGTAAAGGACAGCAGCTTGAAACACAGTGGCAATGCAGCAGCTTCAACCCCAGTTAACTGGGAATTGGGGTTACTGGTGGTCTCTATAGAAACCACTGGCCACCGTGGACACTTGGACACTTTCAGGTCATGGGACTGTGCGATGACTTCCCCGCAACCGCGCCACAATGAGGGCGCAGCGCGCCTCCCCGCCCTTCGGGCACACTACTGCCAATCTTGCGTCTGGTAGTGCTTGCAGCACGGCGCGTTTGTTGCGCCGTGACCAATCGGTCAAAACGGTGCATCGTCACCTTCCCGTGCAATCGGCCCACTCACCTTCGGAGGTGGTGGCGCCGTCATATCATCTTCCTCATCAACTGGCGGCCATTTGGCGGGCCTGACATAGCCATTGGCCCGCACCCCATTGACCTGCTTCTTAACCCTCTGCCAGCCCTCGTGATCCAGCCAGCCGCGAATCTGCGCATCCAGCGCGGGCGTGCTCTTGGCCACATCCACATCCAGCGCCTTCGTCAACTGCGCCGTCGTCACAAAATCGGCCAGGTTATTGATAATCTGACCCATCAATGTAGGCGTCGGGTCTCGCGTCAGCAGGTGCAGCAGCTCAGATTGCACGGGCGACTCGACCAGGCGGGATTCCTGCATGGGCGCAAACAGCCGCTTCTCCTGATCCGATGTCGGCGTGTACGCCACGCCCTGCCCATACAGCTCGAAGGCCTCTGCCAGCAGCAAATCCCGGTACTTGATCAGCCACTCGGTGTTGATCACATGCTTGACCGGCACCGGCCAGAAGCGCCGATTGCCCGTGCGGTCACGCAAATAAGTGTTTTCGTTGGTGGTGCCGACCAAGATGCATTGACGCGCAAAGCTGCCAACCGTCGAACCATAGGCCACCCGGTACCGGTCTACCTTGCTTGAGATAAAGGCCTTGATCGCGCCCACTTCGGATTTGCTGAAGTGCGTCATTTCCGCTATCTCGTAGACCCACAGGCCCTGCACCTGCTCTTGGGCTTCTTTGCCCCGGCCCACTTCAAACGGCGTGTCAGAGTAATACTGCGTGCCGCCCAAAATTTCCACCATGGTGGACTTGCGCAGGCCGCCCACACCTTCTAGCACCGGGCAATAGTCAAACTTGCAGCCCGGCTGCATAACGCGATTGACCATGCCCAGCAGCCAGCACCGGCCCACGATCTTCAGGTACTCAAACATGGCCGGTCTCAGCGACTCGGGCGACTCACCCAGCGCATAGATCAGCCAGGTATCGATGCGGCTTTTCTTGTCCCACTTTAGCGCCTGCAAATATTCGCGGACCGGGTGAAATCGTTTGGTATGCGCCACCGTCTGTATGGCCTCCATCAACGCCGCACGGGCGATGCTGGGCAGGCCGTAGGTGTCGGTCAGGTACTTGCCCAGCATAAGGTCCACCGCATCGGTCACATCGCCGATCTGCGCGTGCGGCCAGGGCCACAGCTTGCGGCTTTGCACGTTGTTGCTCAACTCGTTATAGGCCAGCACCGGCTCCAGCACCGGGTCGCGCTCAAGGATCAGGATGACCATCTTGCGTGAGGCCATCCAGCACTTTTTCTCTTTGTTGTAATACGGCGCAAGCCAGTCGGGGATCTGGCGACCGCCGATGAAGACAAAGCCGCAGTCATCCGCGCCTTCAGTGTCAACGAGGCCATCGATTTTTTTGGCCGTGCTTTTGTCCGCCGCTGCTTTCGGTGCATCGGTGCCGTCGCCCAGCGGCAAGGCATGCGCCTGCCCAAAGAACGCCAGCACGCGCTCACCAGTCCAGCCGTTGGTAGTGATGGCGTCGGCGCAGTCCCAGCCCGCCGGCACCGTCAGCGGGCTGGGGATGGGCAGCAGCTGCACCGTGCAGCCATGGTTGGCCCGTAACAGCGCGCCAATGCCCAGCATGGCGGCCATGCCCGGCTGTTTGGCTACCGGCAGCAGCGGCTTGGCTTCCTGCAGCACCGAGCGAGCCAAGTCATCCTGGCACCCATCGCGCTCCACCTTACTCAGCTTCTCGCGGTGGGCGTCACAGTCCGGCCACAGCAGCACGGTGCAGCCAGCCAGCCACGACCAGTCCGCCTTCTTCCAGCCGTTGCAGCCACCCGACCAGCTCGCCACCAGGTAGACGCCCGGTGCGTGCGCCGTCAACAGCGCCTGCAGGATATCGGCCTTCTTTTCGCCCTCAACCAAAATGACCGTGGGCAAACCGGCAAACGCCTTGGGCGACACCTTGCCAGGGAAATACAAAGGCCGCGGTGCATCCCACTGTTTCCAGTGCCAGCGGCTTGCACCATCGCGGGCACTGGTACACCAGGTATAAGGCAGCGGGTCTTTACCGCCATCGCTGGTGCGAAAGCGCACCACGTAACCCATCAAGGCGCCGTCAATCTCGTAAGCGGCCGTGTGTTCGATTTCTTCCAGCGTGCGGTACTGGTGCTTGAAAGTGGCGGCGGGCGCTATGGCGGGCACCGGCACCACCGTGCACCAGCCTTCGTCTGTCTTGCGGGCCACTGGCACAGCCACTGGCACATCGCGCACCGGCCGTACCACCGGGGCCGCATCGCCGCGGGCATGCTGCACGCCGGCTATGTCTTCCAGCCCTTCCTCACGCGCCACCAGCAGCGCCGCCTTGCCCATACTCAAACCATTAATAGCCGCATACAGGCTGACCAGATCCGCGCCACCCTCACCCGTGGCGAAATCGCCCCACTTTCCGCTGGTTAAATTGACCGAACAGCTGGCACCCTCACCGCCTGACAGCGAGCTGCAAACATATTCATGCCCCTTGACCACGCCACCCGGCAGCCACATCGGAACCAGCTGGCCAGCGCGAGGCAGCAGCGCATCAGCCAACGCCGTGAAATTGATTGGAGGCAGTGGCGCCCGATCTGTCATGCCGCACCCCCAAAAGAAACACAGAGGGTGTTAATCCAAACCGGCAGCACCACCACCGGGGTTTGATCAATCGACATGAGCTTGTTACCTCGTCCAGCCGGTCATGCAGCGGCCCAGAGGTGCCCAGCCTTGCTCCATGCTGGTGGTTTCAGTTGGTGCGTACTCAGCAGCCGGGCGACCACGACTTGGCACCTGCCGCGCACCGGTTACTGTCAGATGCCCACGACGCTTGAGACTGGGCACCAACATGCGGGCCACCTTGTAGCCAACACAAGCCCGCGCTGCCAGCTCAGCCAAGGTTGCACCCTGACCAGATGCAGCCCGTTCCGCCTTGATCTTATGAGCCGCCTGAATCAGCGCCAGGTGCGCTTCGCCAGCGGGGCGCATCAGGCCACCCGCTTCAAATGGGCAGCCCGGGCCGCCTGGTTACGTGCGGCCAACGACTCGCGCAAAGCATGCACATCGGCAATCAACAGGCCGCACTCTTTGTCGACGCGGTCCATCATGTTGTCGGTAATTTCACCGGACGCCAGATCGACCGCCACCTCACGGCACAACTCCCCGAACTCTTTGGCGGCCTCTGCCAGGCGCAGCATGCAATCATCCTGTGGCAACTCACCTGCATGCGGCAACGGCACCAGCATCTGGCCACAGTTGCCGGCAAAGGTGGACAAGATGCGCAGATCACCAGTCCGTTGTGTGATCTTTTCTGCCGTCAATAACGCAAGTTTGGCCGTGCCGGTCCCAGAGACCTCATGGCTCAGCGTCGTCGGGTTTTTGTCAACGCGCGGCGCCAAAGAATCAGCACCACCCGGATAGTCGTGCACCACGTTATAGGCAGCATCAAGCAAATTCATCACAAAGCTCCTGATTTGTTGTTACAGACAGATACACCATGGCCGCTGACACTGCGGCCATGACAATAAAAGCCACCCACCACCCCGACGCATCCAGGGCCATGCACCTGCCCGCGCACGGCACTGTGGAGACAACTGGAGATATTGAGCAGACGCGCCGTTTTGATTGGGCGGCGGGTGGAAATCGCGGACTCCATAAGTCAGGCTGGAGCTACAGTTTTAATAGCTGCTTGCGCAGGGATGACGGGCGTAGAGCCGCGAAGGTATGCCCAATCAACATCGGGTCGAATCGCTTCGCAAGTAATAGCTCGGGAGCTTTCTCGCTCCAAGGCGATACACAGCGATTCACCCAACTTCTGGCCAGCCGAAACTGCCTTGCGCAAGTACCCCACACTAGTGCCGCAACGGCTTGCAAAGTTGGTTTGCTCCACAAGGGGCAAGCTATTCAGATACGCGAGTAATTTATCCATGGCCCAGAATATACCTCAAGGTATACGAATAAACAATACCCGAGGGGCGTTTACCTTTGGGTATTTGGATATAAAAATCGCAACGATGAATAAATTCACCCAGCCCCAACTGCTGCTCATGCGCCTGCGTGACGAGCGTTGTCATGGGAATGCTGCCGAATTGGCTAGACAAATTGGAAAAGACGCCACTTATGTCAGTCGCCTTTTCTATCCACCCGGGAAAAAGGGTGGCAAAGGTGTCGGGCTAGAAATCATGCAAGCTTGCACCAAAGCCTTTGAACTCCAACCCGGATTTTGGGAAGGTGCGTCTGGAATTCCCGCGTCTTATGAGATAGACCGAGACAACCATCCAACCGTAAATTCACCAGCCAATGAAAATTCTGTCACTCCACTTCCAAAAAGAAAAGCTGACAAATGGACAATTGAGGCTACACAAATTTTGTCCCGACTAACCGAGGACCAACGGGCTGCCTGCGTCGTTCAGCTTAGAGCCTATGAGGCTGCCGTCGGCCCACCCCGCGACGGCCAAACTCTATCTGTGGCCGGATAAAAAGAGGGAGCCGCGTGAGTCACAAAAACACCATAATCACACGCGACAACAACTTGACTTCGTTGAGGATCATCTGTAATAGCTGGTGGCTATAGCCGTCACCTTAATTTTTTTGAAAGAAAACCATGGCTTTAATGAAGTGTCACGAGTGCGGGTCCGAGGTCAGCAGCGAGGCAAAAACCTGCCCAAAATGCGGCGCAAAACCCAAAACAACCAGCAACAAAATATCAGCCATTTTTGGCTTAATCGTCATCCTGGCTGTGGTGTTATTTTTCTTTGGTGGTGGTATTGAGCACCAGGCCAGCAAAGAAATGGAAAAAATTGAGCAACAGGTGGCGACCGATGTGACACAACAATACGAAATTGCCAAACGCAATGGCAACCCTATTGAAGTGTGCGTACACGCGGGCATGGTATCCGCCGCGTTTTTGCAAGCTAAAGATGAAGCCAACTACAAGGTATGGCAGAAAATTCAAGTAGCAGACTGCAAAAAAGCCGGTATGCCCATGTAGCACTCTCATTAGCGCTACTAAAACCGGCCCTTGAGCCGGTTTTTTTTCGTCTGCTACTTCCGCCTCCCTCTGAAAACAAGTTACCCCAAGGTATTGCATAAATAAATACCTTGAGGTATATTACCCCGAACCCGCCAATTCCCGGCGGTAAGGAGTGAAAAGTGCAGACAACCACCACCAAGCGGCAACCCACCCGCCGCACTCCGGCAGCTGTTGCCAAGCTGCCGTACCCGAAAATGACGGGGACAGAAGATCGCCTTTTCTGGCTATCTGTTTTTTTCCGAAATCTGACCGAGCTACAAGCCATCGATCAGCTCGTCACAGAATTGCACCGACGTGGACGTCCTGACGTGGTTCTCCACGCGCTGTACGGCGCCATGAGCGTCATGAGGGTGGACTTAAAGAAGTCGCAGGACTACGTCCTCAAAGAAGGGCTGCTCCCTTTCGCTTTCACTGGCACCACCGTCTTCGCCACCGAGCAGGTGGTCGCATGAACGCCCGCCTCACCAACTGGCTGGCCGCCGCCATCATGGCCCTGGTGCTGTCCGCCGCCTGCATCTGGGACGAGCCCGCCGAACTCGACGCCGCCCAAGCCGTGGCCGCAGACCTGCAGGACGCTATCAATAACGTAGCTATCAGCGCACGTATCGAAAGGGCTGAGCGCCAACTGCAGCAGCAATCCATCGTCGCGGCGGTGCAACCGTGAACTGCTGCGATGACTACGGTAAATGCACGCAAGGCCCCGACTGCCCAGCGCGGTCCACCTTGGCCGGGAATATCCCCGTGCAGACGCCTGCACCTACCACGCAAGCTGAGTTCACCGGCGTGCTGCTGCACCGCGCTGAGGCCCGCACCACAGTGCTCAACACCACCGGCCACACCGTGCCCGTGCTGTGCCTGGACATCGAGCTTGATAGCTCACTGCACACCCATATCCACGTCGAACAACCCTTTGCACTGGGCCAACACAGCCAGGCCGAGGCAGCGGCGCGCAAGTTGACCAAAGGCATGCGCGTCACCGTGCTGGCCCCGCTGCTGGGCCTGCGCCTGGTAGCAGCCAACACCACCCATATTCACGCCCATCACGAGAGCCAGTAACCATGCCATCCATCACCATCATCCTCACCGATACGCCAGATGGCTCCGTAGCCATCCAAAGTAGCTTCAAGCCTGCCATTGGCCACCCCTGCAGCCCAGCCCAATCGCAAGCGCTGGACATCATCGCCCGCACGCACAAGCTGTGGGGCGTGCATCCTGCATGCGCTACCAAAGCCGAAACTGAAGCCGAAGGGCTGAGCCAGCCATGACCGCCGCCATCAAAGTCACCCGCGCCAAGCCACTCAAAGCGGCGCGGCGTGCCCCGGCGCCGATCGCCAGGCAGACCGGCTTCAACACCCAAAGCCGTGGTAAGCACTACCGCCAAACCATTCCCACCGGCACCTCCATCGCCGGACCGGTGCGCATCTGCAACGCATCTACTGCCGGCAGCTACAGCTACAACAGCAGCATTCAGGCCCCGCGCCCCGGCGCTGATAACTGCCTGGTCAAGCCTAGTCGCGTCGGCGATCGGCTTGTTCACCGCGACGGTCGCGTGACAGACCTCAACGGTAACCCCATCACTTCTAAAACCTAACGGCTTAACACCATGACTCAAAAAACCCCAACTCCATCCATCAACCTTGCATCACTCCCTCCCGTGGGCGCTGATCTGGACGGCGGAGCCTTCTCTGGCATCACCACACGAAAAAACGGTACCCACTGCGCAGTGGTCTTACTGCCAGAGCAAGGCGAAAAGCTCACCCACAAGAAGGCTATGAACTGGGCCAAAAAACTGGGTGCGGAACTGCCTAGCCGCCCTGTTGCTGCTCTGCTCTTCGCCAATTTGAAAACCAAGCTTCGCCCGAACTGGCACTGGACCAGCGATGAAGACGACGCTTCCTTCGCTTGGAGTTGCTACTTCACCCTCGGCAATCAGCACAGCTTCCGCAAGAGCTCCGAAGGCTCGGCTGTTGCCGTCCGCTTGATTCCCCTCACCGCTTAATTCTTTAATCCTTTTTTTTCAGGAGCCAACCATGCCCGCCATCACCCTAGAGTCCATCCAGACTAAACAAACCGAGCTAGCTGCATTGATCCAGCAATTGCTTCAGACAGCGCAGGTCACCCAGATCGAAATAGACGGCTGCACTATCGAACTACAACCCGGCGAACGCTATTCCGGCGCTGTGTTGGATGAGTTCGGCCAGCACATGCACCACCTGGTGCTAATGGCCCAGCGGCCAAAAATCAAGCTAACTTGGCAGCCCGCTATGGATTGGGCCGAAGAAGTGGGCGGCACCCTGCCTACTCGTCAGGAGCAAGCCCTGCTCTATGCCAATTGCAAACCCCACATCAAGCCCGAATGGCACTGGTCCTGCGAGACGCACAAGGATGACGCTTCCTACGCTTGGGGTTGCCACTTCGACGTCGGCCATCAGGACTACTACCTCAAGAGCTCCGAAGGCTCGGCTGTTGCCGTCCGCAGAGTCTGATTCCTTTAATTCTTCAATCCTTTTCATCACGCGACATGAAAAAACTATCACTCATTGATCGGGTACTGACCAAAGTTCCCGGATCTGCGACCTTTTGGGCTCGCACCACATGGATTCTGATCGGCGCAGTGATCGTCATCAGCGTTCTTTCAATCCTCCATTAATTGAACTGATCCGCCACCATGGCACTGCACACCGATCTACCGATCTACCGCACTGGCGTGCGCCTGCTTGACCTCGCGGTCAGAGCCCAGGTACAAATGCCGCGCACCGTCAAACGTGCGTTGGGCGAAAAGATCACCCAGCACTGCGTTGAAATGCTGGACCTGATGGCCCTGGCCAACGCCACACAGCGTGATACCCGCGCAGGACATATCAACCAGCTACTGACCCGCCAGCGGGCGATCACGGTCCTGCTACGCGTCAGCCACGATGCCCGGTATATCTCACCCAAGCTGTGGGCAGACTCTATCGAGCTACTGGGCAGTGTCGGTAAGCAGGCTGGTGGTTGGCTCAAAACAGTGAACAGGGCGCCTGCTGTATGACGGTCAAGGCCCTCATACCCGTGCGCATGGTGAATCTGGTCGCGCCGCTGACCCATAAGGTCACCGACATGCATACCACGGAGACCGCTGCCACCGTGCAGGCCCGGTCCGGTGCAGCCTCCTGTCTGATCGGCTCCGGCCTTCGGACAGATGGCCTACATAGCGCGATGGGTACGCTTCCTACGCTTGGAATTGCAACTTCAACAACGGCAATCAGAACAACAACCACAAGAGCTCCGAAGGCTCGGCTGTTGCCGTCCGCAGATCCATACCTGTTCCACCAACTGGTGCAGGCCTACCTTGATTGCCGCCGCACCAAGCGCAATAGCGCCAGTGCGATGACTTTCGAGGACCAGGCCGAGCACAACCTCTACCAACTCTATGAAGAACTCGCCTCTGGCACCTACCAGCCGGGGCGATCCGTCTGCTTTGTCATCACCCACCCCAGGCCACGCGAGGTGTGGGCTGCACGCTTTCGCGACCGCATCGTGCACCATCTTCTGTACAACCACATTGCGCCGCGTTTTCACGCCCGCTTTGTGGCCGACAGTTGCGCCTGCATTCCCGGCCGGGGAACGCTCTATGCCGCCAAGCGGCTGGAGCACCAGGTACGCAGCCACACCCACAACTGGAGCCGACCGGCGCACTACCTCAAGTGCGACCTGGCCAACTTCTTCGTCAGCATCGACAAGACGGTAGTGCTGGAGCAGCTGCAGCGCCAGGTAACCGAGCCGTGGTGGATGTCGCTGGCCGAGGTCATCCTGATGCACGACCCACGAAACGACGTGGAGGTGCGTGGCACCCGCGCTGAGCTGGCCCTGGTGCCACCCCACAAGCGCCTATTCAACGCCCCGCACGGCTACGGCCTGCCCATTGGCAACCTTAGCAGCCAGTTCTTTGCCAACGTGCTGCTGGACGACCTGGACCAGTTCGCCAAGCACCGCCTGCCTGCGCCCCACTACGTGCGCTATGTGGATGACTTTGTGCTGTTGCACGACAGTACCCAGTGGCTCAACCAGGCGCGTGAACGCATCGAGGCCAAGCTGGCCGACCTACACCTGCAGCTCAACCCGCGCAAGACCGTGCTGCAGCCCATTGCGCGCGGTATCGACTTTGTGGGCCACCTGGTCAAGCCCTGGCGGCGCATCACCCGGCGCAGGACGGTGAACGTCGCACTAGACCGCCTGCAGGACATACCTGCTGCCGATCTGCACCAGAGCGCCAACAGCTATTTCGGCCTGCTACGGCAAGCCAGCCACAGCCACCACGACCGCACCCGTATTGCCAGCCTGCTGTTGCAGCGTGGGCATGTCGTCAAGGGTGATTTCACTAAAACTTATCGGAGAACGAAGTCATGAAAGAATACTCAACTACATCGGGCGCGGCCCTGCCCGAGTCCGCGCACGAGATCATCGACTTCTCCCTTGACCTGATCATTGCAAGTCGCACCAACCCGCGCACCACATTCGACCCGGCCTATTTGAATGAACTGGCTGTAACCATCAAGCCAGCGGGGCGCGTGCTGCAGCCTATTTTGCTGCGCCCACTGCCATCCAGCAGGCTTGAAGAAACCGCACATATGCGACCCCGCCCAACACATGAAATTGTGTTTGGCGAATGCCGGTACCGGAGCAGCAAGATCGCCGAAATGAAGACCATCCGGGCGACCGTGGAACACCTGACGGACGCCGAAGTTTTAGTCATCCAACTGATTGAAAACCTCAAGCGCAAAGACCTCAGTGAGTTGGAGGAGGCTAAAGGCTACAGCCGCATGATGGATGAAGCAGACATGTCTGTCGACAGCATTGCTAAGGAAATCGACAAGAGCCGAAGCTACGTCTTTGGTCGAATGAAGCTGCTCGACTTGTGCAGTGAGGCCCGTGCCAGCCTGAGCGACGGCACCATTGACGCCAGCCGCGCCCTGGTAGTGGCCCGCATCCCCGACCACAAGCTGCAGATCAAGGCGATGAAAGAGATCGTCGCAGGGCATGGCTACTACGGCAACGGGGCCAAAGACCCCATGAGCTACCGTGAGGCACTGCTGCACATCCAGAACAACTACATGCTCAAGCTGAGCGATGCCAAGTTCAAAATCACCAGCATCGAACTGGTACCCGCTGCCGGCAGTTGCAAAACCTGTACCAAGCGCACCGGCCACGACCCTGACCTGTTCAGCGACGTAAAGGGTGCAGACGTCTGTACTGACCCACCGTGCTTCCACAAGAAGGAAGAAGCCCATGCCGCCACCCTGGTTAAAGAAGCGAAGGACAAGGGCCAGACTGTCATTGCGGGCAAGGAAGCCCAGGAGCTGATGACGACTGGCTATAACGCCAAGTTCAAGGGCTACAGGCGCTTGGACATGGCCGAAGACAGCCCGACCGATCAGCCGCTGCGCAAGATCATCGGCAAGCAAATGCAGACCGAGGGCATCAGTCCAGTGATGATCGAGCACCCGCAAAAGAAGGGTGAACTAATTGCAACGCTCCCTAATGAAGTGGTCTTGCGCCTCCTCAAGACCGTAGAAGGTCAGGCCCAAGCCACCAAGACGGTAGCAAAAGAGGTACGCGAGTTCGCCGACGAGAAAAAATCCAAGGCCGATGCCAAAGCAAAAGAGCGGTACGAACAAGACTGGCGCGACCAGCTCGTGTCCCGCACATTTGAAGTCATGCAACGATCTGACGACATCGTGATGGCGTTCAACACCGAAGTGCACCGCTATGTTGCACTCAAAACTGCCAGCAATCTCAGTACAGAGCAATCTGCCAAGCTGGCCCAGCTGCTTGGCCTCGGCAAGGTAGGAACGCACAGCGCAGTGCTTGATCACATCAAGACCAGCGAGCAGCCCGACATGATCCACATGTTAATGATCATGGTTCGAGACAGCAGTGCGAACGACTTTTCATACAGCGATCGCATTGCTAACGAAGGAATGCACCTGGTGGCAGGAATTGTGTTCGGTAGTGAGCTGAAAGCCACAACCAAAGATATTCAAGCCCACTCCCTGGCTAAGTTTTTCCCTAAGGTTAAGGAAGAAAAAGCAGTTACCACTAACGCCCCTGCTGCGCTGGCTATCGCTAGCGCGGGGGAGGTTTCCAAGGGTCAGGGGGTCAAAGGCCCCGCTGCGCCGGCGAGCGTTGCCCCGCTGCGCAAACGCAAACTCTCGGCGGGTGAAGCCCAGGCCGCTATCGCGGCCGCGATGCAGGATCAGGATACCGAACCAGGTGCCGCTGATGCGTCACAGGGCGACGAAGCGAGTCCTGTGCCGGTCAGTGGCTTCGCCCTGCCCGTGGGCGCGCGTGTGCAGATACAGGCTGAATATGCGGGCCTTAGCCTGACCCTGCAAAAGTGGGCCGAAAAGAAAGGTGTCATCACCGCTAAAGACATCCCCACTGATGGATCGCTGTTCGCAAAATTTGACGTGACATTCAGAGGCCGCAACGGCGGCGTGGCCACGTTCTACGCGCATCAATTCAAGGTGCTTCCATCATGAGCGGCCATAAACCCCGCCGCCCACGCTGGCTACCAACCGGCCACACCATGGCGATCGCCCTGAACCTGGCTGCCAAGCCCGACCCTGCCGACATCGAGCAGATCCTCCAGGCCATCACCGACGCTGTACGGGCGTTGCGTGAAGGCGTGGCCAGCGAGCATCAGTGGTCCATCGTCGCAGGATCCGTCGACGTGGCTCGCGCCATCGAGCGCCAGGGCGTGGTGCGCGGCCTGCACGAGCACCTGGACAGCGCCGACAGCGCCCTGAAGTCCATCCGCACCCGCGCCCTGTCAACCGGGCGCTGGGCGCCTACCCTCCTGCACTATTTCGAGATCGATGCTATGCAAGCATTCATTGGTCTGCACACTTTTCAGACCCGCCAGCTCAGCCGTGCCGAATACCGGCGCGCCATTGACAGCGCGACCGGCGAGATCCGGGGCACCGGCAGCCATGTGACGCGGATCGAGATTCAGGATTTTGTGGGATTGCCAGCATGACTCAAACGAGTACTCGCCACCGCATCTACGTCGCCGGACCCATGACCGGCCTGCACCAACTCAACTTTCCAGCCTTTCACGCTGAGTCTGCCCGCCTGCGTGCTCTGGGCCATGAGGTAATCAACCCGGCTGAGCTCAACCCTGATCCATGCATGACCTGGCATGACTGCATGCGCCGCGACATCGCTGCTCTGGTGACCTGCAGCGCCATCCGTTTGCTGCCCGGCTGGCAGGACAGCAAGGGCGCGACGCTGGAGCATCACATCGCCGATCGGCTGGGTTTGCTGATTCTTGGGGTGGCTTCATGAAAGATATCCTCACCGAAGAAGAGGTCGCCGACATCCTGGGCTGCGAGGTCCAGACCATTCAGGAAAAAGCGCGAACGGGCGAACTACCCGGCGTCAAGTATGGGCGACCCTGGCGCTTTCCGCGTACAGCGCTGCTGGAATGCCTACATGAGAAAGCCATGGCCAACAAACCCAAAGTCGTCGCTACGCCGACAGCGGTGGCCGTGACATTGGCGACGGCCAAGCCACACAGCCAGGCCTCGCGTAGGCCGCCAGCGCTGCCCCCGCACTAGCCGAAGCGTGCGCTCAGATCCTCGCCGCGCAGGCTGGCATACCGCAGCACCATCTTGGTGTCTGACCAACCCATAATCCTGCAAATCTCCAGCTCGCTGAACATCCAGCCACGCTCGTTGCGCAGCTCGAACCACCTGCAGGTGGCCTCGTGCCGGAGGTCGTGCTCGGTGAAATTCGGCACCGTGGCAAATTCAAACAGCGTCTTGAACCGTGCCGACAGCTTGGATGTAGTCTTGGGCCGCTGCTCTTTGGAGCCATCCCAGAATGGAAAGATCAAACCCACTCGACCGGCGCACCATGCGCGCAAGGGCTCTCGCAGTGACGGCTTGATAGGCACCACACGCGGCTTACTGGCGCCCCTGTGGCCTTTGGACCCTTCAACATTGATGATGTTGCGCTGCAGGTCAATCATGTCAGCGCGCAACCGGAACGCCTCGAACAAGCGCAGGCCGGTGTCCACAATCACCGAGTACAGTAAAGTGAATGCGGGGTCTTCGAGCAGCGCGCGCTCGCGCCCTTCGCGCTTGATGCCAGCCAAGGCTGCGCGGATCCGCAGGTCATCACTGGCGGACAGGCGCTGATCGCGCGCCACATCCCGTTTGGCTTCGACCAGCTCGCTGTCGGTCTTGCTGTAGCTACTGTACCCACGCGGCAACAGACGCAAGGGGTTGGCCAGCGGCGTAGCGCCATCCAGCGTGGTACTGTTGATGTGCCAGTCCAGCACCCGCCCCAGCACGCCGATGCGCTTGCGGATGGTAGAGGGCACCAGGTGCATCTCGGGTGACTTGAGCCACTTGACGTAGCCCTCGACCCAGCGAAACGTCAGCATCGAGAGACGCAGGCCGACCACCGGCTGGTCTTGGAGCACCACATCGAGCAGCGCATCGTCCGAGTCGGTCAGCACCGCCGACTGCTGTGTATACGCGCGCACTACCTCCAGCAGCAGAAAATCACCTGGTGTTTGTGTCGGGGTTAGCAACTCTTGCGGCACGATGCCACGGGCCAGTAAGGCTTCAAGCTGGGCGCCATAACTACGCGCCTCGATCTCAGTGGGGAATGTGAAGAAAAATGGCTTGGGCAGCAGTGTGTGCTTGACCCGGAGCTGAAACTTGTCACCGCGCGGTTGGATGCTGGCCATGATGGTCTCCCAAAACAGCGCGCATCTTACTCGACTCGACGGACAAATCGATCCGTAGGCCGGTAGCATTGCTACCTTTTTGAGGTAGCAGCGAACCGTTTTGAGCCTTTTTGAACCCGTAAACGAAAAAGCCCGCTATCTTTTCAGTAGCGGGCTTTGCTTATGCCGTAAGGCTTTGACTGGAGGCGCGACCCAGAGTCGAACTGGGCTAGACGGATTTGCAATCTATATGCAGCCTTATAAATCAATGACTTACGAAACTGCTACCGTTTTCGCTACCTACGTAATAGATTTACTCTAATCCGTTGCGTAATTCTAGCATTTGGCACAACGCAAAAAAAGCCCGCCAAACCGCGCAATGCGGCCCGGCGGGCTTGATTCTTTACACCTGGTGCAAAGCTGGAAACTTGCGGAAATTGTCGATTTGCATAATTTCGCAAACTTAGGGCGATTGCCGAACATCCTCAATGTCCAGAATCTGATTCACCTGGCTGCTCACTTCGGCATAGCGAGCCCGGCAGACGGCAATGGCACCGGCAACGTCGCGCTCGGTTGCAAACCGGAGGCCTCTACCAGCGGTAACGGTTGCGGCCGGACCCTCAGATTCGCCGGCAGCGGCTGGCACTGGCTGGTCACTGATGTTGTTGAGCATGCTGACAGTCCCAGCGCCAAGGCACTCACGGCCAGAAAGTTTTGCAATGTATGCACGGGAATCTCCTAATTTTTGATTGATCACGGCTAAAGCGGCCGCATGGGCGGTGGCGGCTTGGTCGCCGGCCAGTCGTTGTCGTTCGGCGTCGATGTCTCGCGCCTTGATTTCAGCCAGTTTGGCGGCATCCCAACTGGCTTGCACCTCTATCATCCCGCTGGTGTAGCCGTCATGGTGGATCCACCAGATGCCGCCAGACAGCGCGCAGGCCAGTGCCAACCCAACCCACACGCGCCAGCTCAGCAGGTCCATCACGCCAACACCTCTTGCGCTGCCGTATACAACGCGAGCCGGTCAGCCATGCCATTGGTGCCGCCGTTGATGCGCAGAGTAATCCTCGTAAAGTCACCGGTGTCTGCCATCTCATTCAGGCCGTGAGCCCGCCAGAACCAGGCGGCAGAGCGGGTGGCCAGCTCAGGCTCAGCCAGGCGTAAGGGCTCGGCAATCAGATCTACGCCCAGCGCCGCGCCGGTGGCTGCGTAGTTGGCCCGGCCGGTCGTTTGGATCAGACCCCGGCCCTTGAATTTGTAGCCGTCGCCCGCCTGCGTGTTGCCCAGATCCGCGCGGCCCTCGTAATGCGACTGGGCAATCGTGGGGCCCCAAATCTCGGTGCACCAGTGCAGGCCACCGGATTCGTGGCCGATTTGCGCTAAGAACGCAGCCTGGCGTGCCGGCGTATTGATTTCGAACTCATCCATCGCCGCTTCGACGAAGGGAAAAAACTCAGTCGCCCGGTCAATCCGGGCGCCGGTGGCGCGGGAAAGGTCTTGTGGTGTCATGGTAAATCCTTGGTAAACGATGGGCAATAAAAAACCCGCTCAGAGGCGGGTTGCTGGTAAATACTTGGAACATGGGCCATTACGGGTTGTCCCCTGCCCTGCGGTTTTTGTACATAGAACATCCTTCTTTCAGTCGGGTCCGGACAATCAGGATGGCAAAGCCCGCCAGCACCGCGATCTCGGCCAGCGTGGGGCGCTCCAGGCGCATCAATATGGTTGGGATGCTGTGCACACCCAAAGCCAGCAGCACTGGTGTGGCTACAGCACCGCCGCCACCCAGGGCCAGCAGCGACCAACCCAGCGCCTTGACTGACTGCACTAGGCGCTCGCAGGCAGTGAGCCCGGCCGCCAGTGGACCGGTGCGCTCCAATTTATTGAGCGCTTCGGCCAGCACAATCAGGCCGGCGACCCAGTGCAAGGTTTGAATCAGCGCGGCGCTCATGTCGGCGCTCCCGGCTGCGGTTGTGGGCCCCGAATCCGAAGGATGGCCGACATGAGCACTTGCTGAGCACCACCGCCCACAGCAAAAGCCACGCCGATTACCAGCGGCTCCGGCAGATTGGCCATCAGTAAAACTAGCGGCGTGAGGTAGCCCGCTGTCAAGCTGGATGCCACAGCGACAAACATGCGGCGTAGCGTCGTCCGGATCAGCTCGCGCCAGGTGTCCCCGGTGGATGGCACGCTGTTAAGCAGGATGATCGCAACGAGTGATCCGAAGAAGCCAGCAATCAGCAGATCAACGCGTAAGCCCAGCGGGATGCCGAGGACGGTGAGTACCGGAAGAGATACGCTGGTCGCTACAAAAGTAGCGGCGGCCAGCGCAGTGGAGGTAGGCTCAGCCATGACGATGCCCCTCGCCAGCTTGAATGTGTTTGAGTGCAGTCAATTTAAATCTCCGTTGGTGGTTTTGAAAACTTGGTACAGCTCGTTACGCAGCCGCCAGGTGTCAGCGTGCTTTGCATGAGCGGTGAATGACTTGACCCGGGATGTGACGTCCGTCAAAGTTGCCTCGCCCGCATCAATCTTTTTGCGCAGGTGTCGAATGTCACGCCGGAACATCACAATGGCCCGGCGTCTCAGCAGCTTGTGCGTGGGCCAGATCCGGTAGCCCAGCATGTTGATGCCCTGGCTGGCGCGGTGCACGCTCCATTTTGAAAACCACAGGCCATGCTGTGCAGCGCGGGCCTCGAGCTGGTCGACAAACCATTGCGCCTCCGACTGGCTGGAAAAGATGGCCACGCAGTCATCCATGTAGCGCAGGTAGCGCTTTACCTTCAACTCACGTTTGATCCATTGGTCCAGCTCATTGCCAAGCAAGTTGGCCAGCCACTGACTTGTGAGGTTTCCGACCGGGATGCCAACGTCGCCCGGGGTGCTGTCAATGATGGTGTCAAGCACCTGCAGCGTGAGCGGGCAGGCGATCTTGCGCCGGTAGATGCGCTTGAGGTCGGCATGGAGGATGTTTTTGAAGTAACCTGAAAAATCAGTTTTACCGATCCACATCTCTTCCAGCGGCTGATTCTTGGACATATTGCGAACCCAGCGCTGCAGGCGCGCAACGCCCGTGTGCACACCCCGGCCCGGCCTGCAGGCGAAAGTGTCTTCGATCATGCAAGCATCCCAAATGGGCTCCAGGATGTTGAGCACGGCGTGCTGCACCACCCGGTCGCCAAAGGGCGCTGCCAATATCTGCCGGCGCTTGGGTTCAAACACCACAAAGCTGCGGTAGGTGCCCATTTGGTAGCTGCCAGCCAGCAGATGGTGCTGAATGTTGCCCAGGTGCAGCCACAGGTCACCGGCAAAGGCTTGCACCTCGGCGCGATCGCGCTTGCCGGCCCGGGCGCGCTGGTGCGCCAGCAGCAGATTGTCCCAATCTGCAATTTGTTCAATTAAGTTATCGTGTTTTTTTGCCATAAGAGGTGGCGGTGTGCGGCTTGGTATCGCGACACGCCGCCATTTTTTGATATTCGACCTTGCGGCCGGGATAGAGCGGCTGATCCATTGGGATGCAAGGCGCCAGGGACTGCGCCCCGGCGTCACTTTCAAAATTTGCACCATAGTTGCATCACTGACACCGCGAGTCGTCACATTGCCATTCGCATTCCAAGCATTGGCATTCGTATTCAGAGTGCGAGAGCCCGCGTGGACCCCCTCATTCCAATTGCCACCGGCGATGGCGTAATGCCAGGCAACGTGGTTCACCTGGCCTCGAAGTCGAAACCCGCCCCAACCTATCGCGGCAATTACTTGCCGGAATCTTTCATGCTCTTGCGCCAGTGGTGGGCCATGGCGCCGATCTGACGCAAGGTCCCGCCACGGGGAAAGGCTTCACCCGGTGCGCACATGATGTGCCCAACAAAGCGGGGCGCGATGAGCTTGCGCTCGGCCCCGATTCGCAGCAACGCATTAAGCACCTCAAGGTGATCCACAAAGGCAAAAACCTTTGTTTTAGTGCCTGAGTTGGCCGCCTGCACTACCAACTCGGGCAACGCAAACAGCGCGCCCTCCAGTCGCGCGCCATAGCGATACCGGTGGCAGCGTGGGATCTTGTCAAGCACCGGCATGGCAGAAACGATGAGCTGCTCAGCCAACTCCAATAGTCGCAACCGTGGCACACCGTCTGCCCAGCCACTGCCGTGGCTAGGTTGAGAAGCTTCAAGGCTCATAGGGAATCACTGACACCGCGAGTCGTCACACTGCCAGTCGCACCCCAAGCAGTGGCAGCCGTATACAGAGTGCGAGAGCCCGCGTGGACCCCCTCACCCCAATTGCCACCGGCGAGGGCGTAATGCCAGGCAACGTGGTACACCTGGCCTCGATTCTGGGCGGCATCCTGGCCGGTATTGACGACTGTGGCGTCCCAGGCGTAGGAATTGGTGCTGTTGCCGATGTCAAAGTGGCCAGCAATACGCTCATACAAATTGCCCACAGTGTCCACAAAGTTGGCGCACGATACCGACTTGGCCACCGCGCCCGTGTTGCACGGCCCGGTGTTGGTGGTCATGGTCCAGGCGGTGTCGTTTGTGGTGTCAACCCCTTGGGGCGCGCCGTAGGCCATCATCAGCCACTCTTCGAAGGTCGGTTCGCGCATTCCGGCAGCGTGGATACCGCGGTGTGTGTCCAATTCGTTGTAGCCACCAGTGGAGCGCACCGGTGACACGTTGTAGCGGCTGCCAAACACCACGCTGGGCCAGGTGCCGGATATGACACTGGGGTGGTAAATCATCCCCCACAGTCCCCGCTTGATTTCAGCCATGCCTTCAGGGCTGGCAAATGGCCGGTGGCCAAGGTCCCACACACTATTTGGCACGATACCGACCGTCGGCGCATAGGCGACCACAAAGGCCTGAGCGATGGGGCGCGTGCGGCCGACGTGAAAGCCACTGATTTTTCGGCTGTTGGAAGATGTGTAGCCAGTGGGCGCAGTCGCGTTTTTGCTGCATACGATCTTGGCATAACCAGTTGACTGTTGCACGGCGTACAGGTAGATGTCGTCGCCGAGAGTGATGACAGAAAAACTGGCATCGTTGTTGCCAGCGAGGTACGGGTTGAACCCCAATACCGCCGCCAGCAGGTAGCCCTTGCTGTTGCCGCCGATGTTGACCATGCCGGCGGGGATGTCAATCAGATCGCCGCCGCTGTTTTTAACAAAATCGCCCTGGAAGCTGAAGAAGCCAGCCGCTTGGGCTGGCACTATTAGGATGTCGCCTGATGCCATTATTGGGCTCCCAGTTCGGTAACGATAGATTGCACTTCGGCCAGGGTGTAGCCCAGGTCAAAGAGGCGGGCTTGCGGGTCAACAGCCAGCCGCAGTTGCTGGCGTGTTGGGTTTTGCTCTGTGGCCTCAACCACGCAATACGCAGGCATAGGGCCGCTGGGTTGCTCGGCTGCGGCCAGTGTTTTGTCGAAGATGTAGTGCTGGGCAGATTCGGCCAGGCCGGCAAAGTGGTTTGCAACAGTTTGGGCCGAGGCTTCGCCGGCGCGGGCTAGGGCGAGCGCGGAGTCAAAGTCTTCGCGGGTTTGGAGGATTTTGGGGATGCCTTGCATGGTGGGTCCTTTAGATTTCAATGAGGCAGGCGCAACCGGAAGTGGCTGCGCCTCTGTAGCGAGTAGTCGCATCAGTCGCTTGTGTAGAGATGGCTTTAGCCAGCTGAGTCAGATTCGTCTGATCGGGTGTTAGTCCGTTTTCAACAATAGCCGTCCGCATCTCTTCGGTCATCATGTGATACCACCACGGTCCCGGTTTAGTGGCTGGTGTTCCGGTGCCGGGATTACCCGGGGTTGTGTACCCAATCGACGGGGCGACGGGCGCGGTAGGTGGTGTACCCGACGCGCCGGATGAAAATGCACGATCCATATCTATCTCTCCTAGGTGTAAGCAAACAAAACAGTGGTGTGAGCGGGTGTCAGGCGGTTGATGACGCACTCCAACAGGGAGTTGCCCCAGGCGCCCAGTGGCTCGTCTACCGTGCTCTCCACTGTCAACTCAGTGATGGTGTTGAGCGCAGCATTGACTTGCCAGGCAAAGTTCCAGGCGACGCTGTAGAGCGGGTGATTGACGTCATCGTTCACGCAATGCTCTGTAAATTCGGTGATGGTGATGGCGTAGCCCAATGCGGCCGCCAATCCGATGAAGTAAGCCGCTGACTGCCCGCCCAGTGTGGTGAGCCGCCCCACCAGGGCCGCGCGACGTTGGGCTACGGTCTGGTCGCCGCCAAAGGCAGCGGCACAGATATCAGGCAGGCCAGCTACGCGCTCCCAGTCAGAAAACAACTCAGCCACAGTGCGGGGGTCCGCCTCCTCCAGCAGCTGCAGGGCGCGGCCATCAACCCGGGCCAGCTCCATCGATAAGGAAGATAGCAAGCGTGTGAGGGCGGCGGCATCATCCTGCGGCCATGCTGGGCCGGGAGGTAGCAGCGCCTGCAACTGCTGCAGATAGTCTGCTGATGTCAGAGCCATGTGATGCCCCCCATGGTGCTCATATTGCCGGTGGTGCTGATAACGTTAGCGGCGGGGGCCACCAGCACATAGTCGGTCTCACCCGCTGAGGCCGAGATCGCGGCGCGAAGGTGTGACAGCAGCATGGTGCCGCCAGGTGTGGCCTCTCGCAGCAACAAGTCTTGCAACTCGGCTAGCACGGCGGCTTGTACCGTAGTGGTAGCGGGCACAAGACCCTGAATCTGGAAGTTGAGCGGGACAGAAATTGGGGCCGCAGCAAGAAAGCTCTTCATGCCAACTGGACGGCGGGCATCGATATAAGCTTGTACGGTAGCAACCTCGCCGGCGTCTGGGATTAGAGTCGCATCGTTGTCGCGCACAAAGCGCACAGTCACCGTGCCATCACCTAGTTCTTTGGGATAAACCCAGGCGCGGGTAACGCCAGGCACCTCCAGCGCCCAGGTGATGTAGTCACCGGCTGCCCCACCCTGCGGCGGCTGCTGGATGCGGGCCAGCAGCCGAGCACGCAGCGCATCATCAAGCTCTACATCTGCACCGCCCACCAGGTCGCCGGCTATAGCGGTAGGCTGCACACCCCCACCTGGTACGGGGGAGACCAGGCTCAGGCTTTGCCCGGCAGTACGGTTGCCGGCTGCTGCTGGTACTACAGCTTCGACTGGCGCTGTTGCGGTGGTGGCCACCACCGTAGCGTCGGCTGAAGTTTGATACTGCACGCCATCCAGCGCCTGCAACAGCGTCCCCGATGGGATAACGGACCCGGCTTGCACGGTAAAAGTGACGCTGCCCGTAGCAACTGCAGCAATCTTCCGGGGTACCTTCCAAATGGAACACCAGCGCTCCAGGTACTCCACCTCGGCGGTGTCATAGATCAACTGATTGGATAGGTAATCGATGTACCCGTACAGGCCATGCGCCACGCCACCCATGACGCGGGCATAAACCTCGGCATCAGCGCGCCTCAGCACGTCGTCAGTGGATAGGCGTGAGAGCACATCGGTGCGAACCCGTTGAACAATGTCGCCAAGCGACGGACGGTTATACATTCAAGAACCCCCAGACATCGGTAAATCGAATGTCGAGCGGCACCGTGCCGTCCGACTTGTAAATGCGGCATCCAATGGCCAGCGTCTGCACACCCTGGCGCTCGACCTGCACTTCGACGCGGGCCGCCACGCCGTCTTCCACCAGCCAGCGCAAAGCCTCTTCGGCATACTCTTTGGCCAGTGCTACGGTCTCAGGCAAGAGCTTGGCGCGTGAAAGCAGCCACAAGCGCGAGCCAATACGGTCGTTCGGTACGCTGGGAAAGTTATCGCCCCACCAGCCCATGCGCAGGTCACCCGGCAAAGGGTCGTCGGGGTTGGCGCGGCGCCAGGTGAACAGGCTCACCAGCACGGCACGCACCAGCGGCTCGCTTGAGGCCAGGCCGAGTTTTATCGTCTGGCCGTCGACAACGAGGGTCAGGGGTTGGTCGTTGATCATGGTTACATTGTTTGATTCGGTGCCGGAACCACGCCGCCTTGTGGGTCGGTATGGGTGTGGCCGTTGTAGGTGCTGCGCATGCCGGCCATGGTCTTGCTACCGTGGTCGGTGATATCGCCTTGCGCGACGATATTTCCCGCCACATGCAGGTCTCCGCTGGCGGTAATCAGCGGGCTGGTGATCTGCACCTGAAGTGTGGCCACCACATCCAGCGTTCCATCTTTTTTGAAATGTGCGTGATTTCCATAAGCATCATGAAATGCGGCTTCGCCTTCCTGCAGGCCGGTGAGTCGGTAGCGCCGGTCAGCCACCACCAGGGTGATGCCGTGCGAGCGGTCACCATCAAAGAAGATGCTCACATGCTCAGCACCAGGCAATGGGCGCGAGGTGAAGCCAAAGGGCTCGAAGTGCTCGACGTTGTCCTTTTGCTCTCCCGCTAGCAGGCGTAACTGCAGCGTCTGCATCTTGCTGCCAGCATTGCTTGCACTCACGATGCCGCGAGAAAACATATTGCCGATACGCTGGGCTATGGGTCTAATCAGTTTTCCAAAGTCATTCATTTCACATCGCTCCATTCAGCTCCGCCGCCTTTTTGCGACTTGGATTTTTTCAGTTTTCCGGCTTTGGTGACGTAGCCATCCGGCGGGCCGACCTTGATCTCGGTGCGCAGGCCGCTGCTGTCCATGATGTAAGCCAGCTCGGCAATCACCATCTCGGTGTCAAAGCCAATCAGGCTATCGCGCACACGAACCAGCATATTGGGCAGCCACAGCGTGCCATCCTCTTGCCGCCAGCCCACCAGGGTGTAGCTGGTTTGCAGGGCTTTGGCGGCACGGTGGGCGCGCTCGTAGTCCGCACGGTCTTTGCAAGTGCCTTCATCCGCCTGGCCGGACTGTTTGAGCACCAGCACCCGGCGGCGTTTGGCCCGGGCATCAGTAGCTGTAGCAGTCTCACCGGTCACGGTCGTGTTGGCGCTGTCGTCAGATGAATCGCCCTCTTCTTCCGTTACATCGGCGCCAGACTGGGCATCATTGCCAGCACGCTGGCCTTTGACGATGTACTCGCTAAACACGCCCTTGTAGTCCAGCTCAGTGCTGGCGGCCAGCACGTTGACGCCTGTTTCAATGGCTGTCGTGGCACGGCCTGCGCTGCCGACGTCGATAAACACCAGGTCACCACGCTCGTTGTCGGTGGACAACACGTGGCGCAGACGCATCATGCGGTCGATGCTTTCGAATACCGTCTCACCCACTTGCACCTGGTGCTCGGGGATGACCTTCCCGGTATCCACCTCGGTGATGACGCGCACGCCATACGGTGCAGCCAGGGCAGCGGCGATCAGTTCCATTTTTTGATTGCGCCACTGGGCGGCTGATTTTGAAGGTGGGGCAATCACATTGGGCTTTTTTCCATCCGGCCCGATCACATCACCCCATGTGCTGGCGCGGGCGCCGATAGCCTGCCCGGTGGGGATGGGGCAGCAGTCCACCAGGTCGGCCGTCTTGCTGCGGCCTTTGACGCTCACACTCACACTCCTTCCATCGTATTTGATGGGGGTGGCGTCCACAAACCCAGTCAATACCAGATCGGGGCCGATGAACAACTGGCACGGATCGCCGGGCTGGATTCGGCGCGGGATCTCGGTCTGCCCCGGCCAGCGGTCAGTTACATCTAGATCAAAATCACGCGCCTGGCGCTCAATGCCGGGGGAGATACGCACCGACTTCCAGCCACCGTATTCCGCGCTGCCCACCACCAGGCGCACCAGGTTGCTGGTGTCTTGTTCGGGGGCGCTCATCGCGTCAGCACCTTGAGTGGGATCGGCGGCACAAAGCCGGGGTGCCGGATACCGTTGCGCGCCACAATATCCGAGGCGCGGGTGGCGTCCTCATAGTAGTCATAGGCCAGCACCAGGGCGGGCATGGTCTCAGGGGGAGTGAGTGTGGTCAGGCGAGCGTTGTCGCGGGCACGGGTGGTGAGGTCGTTCCAGACGGCGCCACGGGCCTCCATCAACGCCACATAAACCTCGTCGGTAGCAGTGAGCGCTTCCTGGTCGATGGCGGCAATCAACTCATCGCGCACGGCCATCATGTCGGTATGGCTGATGCGGGGTGTACTGTCAGGCGCAGTGCCTGCCTGGATGGATGACCCAACAGCCTGCGTGCTGCTACTGCTGCCGGATGACCCGCTAGTCTGCGTACTGCTACCGCCGCCACCCGAGGATCCTGTTGACCCGGAACTGCTGGCTGCAGCTCCCGCCAGGCTGAGTGTGCCTGTAGCCTGTTTTTTATCAGCCGCAGTGCCCACCAGACTGGATGCACCGACAGCCTGCGCAATCAGCGCCTGGCGTACCAAGGCGCTCGCTGCCACGGCATTGGTATAGGCCTGCTGCCGCGAGCGGGTGTAAACCATCGGCACAGGCGGCGCGGCCAGTGAATCACTCTTACCAAGGCGAGACAGCGCACGGACGATATTTGACCAGGCTGCTACCGTGGTAGCCACTCCAGACAGGCCCAGTGCGCCGAGAATCATCCAACCCAGAGAGGCTGGATTACGGATAAAGGTGATCACCGTCGATATGGTTTTAGCCAGACTGTTGGCATAGCCCAATATGGCGCCAAGCTGTCCCCCAGAGACAATGCCCAGCAGGTTGCCCAGGTTGCCGCTGGCAGCGGCGGCTACAAAGTCCTGAAACCCCTGGATGTTGAATTTGCTGGCAAACGAGGCTACTGAAGCGGCTTCAAGTTTGCCCGCAGCAATGCGGCTTTGCGCCTGCGTCGAAGTCTTGGCAGTGGGGAATTCCAGTTCACCCGATTCAATCAAGCTGATGGATACCCGTGCCTGCCCCAGCGCAGCGTTGAACGACACACGGGCCGTGTCTTTCAGGCTGACCGTAAGCGTGCCAAGCCAGGGATGAATCAGCGTGCCGGGGCCCGGCTTTTCCAGCGCGGCGAGCAGCTTGTTGACTTGGTCCACGTAGTCGGCGCCGACCACAAAGCCGTCAAATGACAGCTCGCGCGTGGCGCGGCCCAAGTCTTCGACATAGGGCTTGTCGCGCTGCGGGTATTCATGCAGCTGCGTGCGGCGCCCAACGCCCATGTCGGTGCAGTCCACCTGGAACGGAACGCCACGGAAGCTGGCAGGGCGCAGGCTATCAGAAAGTTTTTTAGCCATTACGGCATGCCCAATGCATAAGAGCGGTAGCCCACATTGACGTTGACGGGTACATCACCTTGACCCTTGACTGGCTCTACCCGCATGCCGGGTGGCGCATCCTTGAAGCTCACCTCGATCTGTCCACTGACCTTGGCTTGTGAAGCGGTTCCGACCAGTGGAGGCCGGGGATTGTTGACAGCAGCCCACGCGGGAGGTGGTAATTGATTGTTAAAGGCTGCTGGAGCGCCTGCAGGTTGTGGTGCAGTGGCCAACGCGGCGGCAGCGGTGGCTGGGGTCACGGGCACGGATCTGCCGGCTGGTGGTGCAGTGGCCAACGCGGCGGCGGCGGTGGCTGGGGTCACGGGAACGGATCTGCCGGCTGGTGGTGCAGTAGCCAACGCGGCGGCGGCGGTGGCTGGGGTCACTGGGCTTGGTTGATCACCCGAGCCAAGGCCTAAAAATGAACCGGCAGTTTTTGCCAAATCAACAGCCCAGCCGATCAATGCCTTGAACTTGTCACCAATCCAGTTAAAGAAGCTGGAAAACCACTCTTTCAGAGTGCCCCAGTTTTGATAAATCAGGAAGGCGGCCGTAGCCAGGCCGAGGATGATGCCCAGTGGATTGGCCATTAAGGCAACACCTATACCGCGGATAGCCATGCTAACCACGCCCATGGCCCCGCTGATGATGGCGCCTGCACCAGCCGCAATACCTGCAACCCAGGCAAAAGCCGCTCCGATGGCGCCAATAGGGCCGGCAGTAGCGATGGCCACTACAGCAATGCGGGCCATCGACAGCAGGGATGCGTTGCTGGCGATATAGGCCTTCGCCGCCATACCCAGAAAAGCCAATCCTGCACGGGCCAGGGACGCGACAAGGCCGCCCACCGCCATGAGGGTCTCAATATTCATGAATAGCACCAGCCCAATCAAGGCATTTTTGGCGCCGCCAACAAAATGAATGAACTTTCCGAACCCGGAAAAAGTAGATTGCACATCGCTGGCCAGTTGTTTGAAGTCAATCGTCTTGATGTACGTAGCAAGGTCCTTCGCCATCTTGGTAACCTCGCTCGATACCAATTTTTTATTAGCACTCCACCAGCCAATAAGATCATCGATGAGCGGCCTCAAGACCGGCGCCAGATTTTTGGCGATGGTCATTGAAAAACCCTTCATGACCATATCTACATCTTTGAGGCTCTTGCCGAACTCCCGTGCGCCGTTAATGTCATCTTTACCCATCACGCCTTTGAGGCGCTTCATGCGCTCCATGCTTTCGGTGATGCCTTGTGAGCCCTCCATCAGCAGTGGCACGACCTCTTGCCAGCTTTTTCCGAACAGCGCCATACCCATGCGGGCTTGCACTACCGGGTTTTGATTACGCACAAAGGCGTCGGCGAGACCGGGAAGAATGTCTATGCCGCTTTTCAACTGGCCGTTGGCATCACGCGTTGACACGCCAAGTTTGGTGAAAAGTGACGACAGGTCTTTGCTCTTGCCCGCAGCGGCCATACCAATATTGCGGTTGAGCTTACCCATGCTGCCCTCCATCGTTTCGACTGAAACGCCGGCTTGGTCGGCCACGTATTTCATACGCTGCCACTGCTCCACTGACATGCCCGCACGCAAGCTGCCTTTGTAGACTGCCTCACCCATCGCTGCAAAGCCGGTGACGGCACCCTTGACCGCCATCAGAGAAAAGCCGCCCAGAATGCCGGAGATGGCCGCAAACGGCAAACCAATCTTGCCGCTCAAGTTACCCGCTGAACTACCTACGTCAGACAGGTATTTGCGCGTGCTTTTAGCCATGGTGTTGACGCTTTTCAACGCACTGACCATGCTGGAAGAATTGGCAGACAGCACAGCTTTTAATTGCCAGTTTTCAGCCATCATTTACTCCGATTGTTGGGATGCCTGCAGCTGCTCTGCCAGACGTTCGGCTTGCCGCTCGTACAAACTGAATGTGTCGAGCGGTAGGGCCAGGATGACGGCGGGGTCTACCCGCCAAAAATAAGCGACCTCAAAGAGACGGTCGGTGAACTGCTCTACGCTTCGCCACCGCCATTGCCGAAAAAACCCATTACTGCCCCCTGGCATTGCATGAAGTCGGAAATTGACAGCGCTTTGACGCTGCTCATAGGGATGCTGCCCAGGCGGCTGATGTACTGCCCAACCAGCTTGGCGCGGATCTCGATACCCACGGTCTCACCATCCGAGGAAGGAATCAGCAGCGTGGGCGTGCCGATTTGCATGATGTCTTCGGGTACTGGATCGCGGAATGTCAGCTCGCTCACATCTTCGCCGTGAGCAGCAACAGGCTTGGACAGCTTGATCGTTACGGCGCTCATTGCCATTGCCCCTTGAGTCCGCCGAATTCCAACTCTACCGTGCCGTCTTCGCCTTTGGCGCTGGGTTCGCCTTTCATAAAGGCGCCCGACAGGGTGTAAACCTTGCCGTTGGACAGCTCTGCGGTGATCGTCATTTCGGTGTTGGTCTGCAGTGTGTCCAACGGGAAGTCAGGCATGAAGATGGCTGAGAGCTTGATGAAGGGCTCCCGCGCAGTTTCTTTCATGCCAGCGGGGCCAGCGAGGGCCATGACGACCTCGCGTTTTAGGTCAGAGATGGGTATTTCGATGCCGCCCGAGACTTCGAGCTGCTCGCTGTTGACCTTGACGTAGCAGATACCAGCTACACGTTTTGCCATGATGGTTGTCTTTCAAATTGGGGGTGGCAAAGCCGCCCCCGTGGGTTGGTGAGGCGGGTTGGGTTACGCGTTGGCGCCGTACTGCAGGCGGAACTGGTTCAGCAGCGCAAAGATGCGCAGCTGGTTGACTAGATCCGGCGGCAGCAGCACGTTCATGCGGTTCGGGTTGGTGGTATCGCGCTCGACGATCAGGTACTTGGCAAACAGCTTGGCGTTCTCCACCAGGCCCACGGTCTCCATATCTGAATACTCGGCAATGATTTCGCCCCGAATCACGCTGGGGGTGACCACGGCCTGGCCAGCACCGAAGCGGGTGCCGTCGTCGGCCAGTTTGTGGCGCGGGTACTTGCTGGTGATTCGGTTGCGCAGGCGCCGGGTGATCTCGGTTAACTGGTGCAGGATTTCGCTGTCCAGGTAGCTGGGGTCCGACTGGCCAAAAGCATTTTTTTGATAAGTCGTAATGGCTCGCTCTACCCGCAGCTGGCCGCCAGACACGTAGCTGGTAGCGATGCCGTAGTTCAGCAGGCTTTGGCGCTCAGTCAGCAAAAAGCGCTTGCCGGCACGCGGAGACAGGATTCCGTTGAGCGGCAGGGACTGGGTGGGGCGCGCGGGATCGACGTTGAGGCCCAGGGCATTGGCACCACCGTAGGCGGCGACATATTCCCAGGCGGGGTTGGGGCAATCCACATCGATACCGGCAACAGTGTGGTGCGGGTCATTGCGCAGGGCGCCGGCAGTGGTCAAGGCGCTGAGGGTGCCACGCAGGGATGCGTACACATGGCCGTAAACCTGCCGGCTCCAGGCCCAGCGGCCTACCGAGTCGTTGTATTCAGACTGGAAGGCATCCAGGCTGGCGGAATCGGTATAGGGGTGGATGACGTAGTCGTATTCGTCATCGCCCATCGCGGTGATGACGGTGCCCGTCAACGTGGGGTTGGTGGCACCTGCTGCCATGGGCGCATAGGTTAGTGCGACGCCGTTGGGCAAACTCTCGCCGCCGCTGAAGCCGCGGAAGCTGTCTAGCACCATGATGTCGTTGCCGGTAGGCCCTTTCCATCGGCAAACGAGTGTGACGACACCCGCAACAACGGTGCTGGTTACGGGCAAGTCAACTGCGGCGTTGATGGCGGCGCTGATGCTGGCGGCAATGGCGGTGGCGGTGTCGCTCAACCCTACGGCTACCGATACTTTTTGCCCACCGATGTAGAGGGCAATAGCGCCCGCTGCAAGGGCTGGGCTGGTCACGGTGATGGTACCGGTGGCTGCTACCCCGGCTGCGGCGTCGGCGACGGCAATGCACCACACCTCACCAAAGCTGTCTTGCTGACGGTACAGCTGGTGCATGCGGGCCAGCATGGAGCCGGGGCCGAACAGAATTTTTGCCTGGTCGGTGGTGCTCACCAGCATCGGGGTATTCACCGCAGCCGAACCAGCAGCCAGCTTTTGCCCAATAAGCAGGGATCGCTTGTTCTGGGCAAAGTAACCCGCTTGGGTATTGTCCATTTCCGCATAAAACAGCGGTACCCGCACATTGGTGGGGATGTAGTTGAACGAGACGGCCCCAGCGCCCAACAGGGCCAGACCGATAACGGGGTCATGGGATGCGCCGATCGCGGCGCACGCAAGCGCAACGGCGGCGAAGAGAATCTGCCATTTATGGCGGATCAGGTAGGCGGGGAAAGTTCGCATGGCTTAGGACTCCTTTTTGTTGCTGGGAATGAACACGGTGGGCAGAGCGGGCGGGCTGAGTGGTGCGGACTCGAGCACATCGCCGTCATTGAGGCGGCGCTGCCAGTACTGCGTGGCTTGGACTTCGCGGCCTTCAACTGGCAAGGTGTCGCCGCGATCGGGGTCTGGCACGGTGATGCCGGGGGTAGGTTTGATGTACATAAAAACTCCTGGTGAAAATAAAAAAACCCGCTCGAGGCGGGTTGGTGGGCTGGTGGCGGTGCTGGGTGATTTGCGTCAGGCCAGGTTGCCGGTCTTGGGGAACACAGCCCCCAATTCAATACGGCCATCCGGTGCAGGCGTCTGCACAACATTGGGGTCGTGTGGGTCAATGGCGTCGACGCGGATGGTGCCGCCGTCAAAGTGCGGCAGGGTAGCGAGGGCCTGCTCTTGCCAGCCGTCGCTAGGCTCCAGCTCCATCAAGGCGCCAAACTCAAACTGGTACCACATGCGGGCACGGTCCAGGCTGAGCAGTGAGCCGCCTTCATAGTTGATGCCGTCATAACGGTCGGCTGGTTGCCAGCCCAGTAGGGCGGCCCACAACTCAGCGCGCAGGGCGTCGATGTTGTGGGCGCTGCCCTGCCCTTTTTCGTCAGGAACGTTGCTCACGGCCACGACGACGGCAAAGCTGTCGGTCAGCAACTGGCGCACGCTGTTTATCGCTATGGAGGGCTGCGGGCTGTCATCCATCGGGATGATGAAGGCGCAAGGCACAGCCAGCGCGGCATTTTCTGGCAGTAGTTTGAACTGCGCGGCGCCCGCTATGCGGCTTGTGAAGCTGGGGCAGCGGGTACGCAGGGCGGCGATGATGGGTTCGAGTTGCATGGTTACCTTGGCACCAGTGAATTGCGCAGAGCGTCACGGATTTGGCTGCGCACCGCATCGCGTTTGTTGGTGAGGGCTGCAGTCATGAAATTCCCGCGCTTGGCTAGCCCGGTCTTTGAGCTGCCGTAGAACAGGAAGGCGGGGTAAAACTCTTTCATCTCTTTGGACTTGCGCACGCCCACCTTGATCCAGCCACCTTTGCTACCTTTGGAAATAATGCCGATGGCACGCCGGAGAGCACCGGTCTGCATACCCGGAAAATCACCCGCCATCGATACCGCCCGGCTTGACACAATGCGGCGCGCCTCTTTGCGCACCTGGGCCGCGCCATCGCGCAAGGCCTTGCGCATGGCCTTGCGGTCATAGTCAATAATCTTGTGAAATTCGAGGCCGACCGAGAGGTCAAACCCACCCAAACTGCCCGTGCTGGTTTGCTTGTCCATCAGATCGCTCCCAAGTCCTTGGCGCTGATGCGCGTGAAGCGATCAGCATCGGCTAAATTGATTGAATCCATCACGCGGTAACGGCGATTGCGCCACTCGATCACGTGGCTGGCGGTGAAGTCGTCAGGCCGGGTGCCTGTTCCATACCGGACGTAAAACAGATGGGTCGGCACCTCGCCGGTGTTCATGCCGGCGCGAATAGCCAGGCTGTACACCGGCTCTACCTTGGCTGAGCGGACCATGCCCGCATCAAAGGTTTGATCCAGGCCAAATGCGACGTTAGGTACATCGCTCCATAGGCGGATGGTGATGCGGCGATTCAGGTCACCGGCATGAGGGGGCGTGTTGTCCATTAGACATACCCTGCGATTCGGTAGGGGTCAAGCAAGCGGTCCACAAACGGCAACTCCAGCGCGACGATGCTTTTGCCGACAGAAATCTCCTCACGATTGGCATATAAGGCGGCGACACGCATCAAAATCCACGCTTTGAGGCCCGCTGGCACTGCTGCGGCAAGGCCATAGCCGGTTGTGAAGCTGATTTGCACGGCATTGACGCGGTTTTGTGTGTCCGGCCAGTAGGTATCTGGCGCGGGGGTAATGCAGCCGGGCTCGCTGATTGGGTCCACTACGTACAAGTTGGGTGCAAGCGTCTGCACGGTGCCGGCAATGTCGGTGTACTTGACCGTATCCACTGACTGCAGCGGCGGGAATGGCAGGTCAATCTTGCCGCCGCGAAAGCGCACGGCGTAATTGCGCATCGACATCCAGCCACTGGGTAGCTGGTCGACCGGGACATAACCAGGCGCCACACCGTAGTAGGTGTACTTGGGGAAGCTGTCGAGGTACAAATCCCAAGCCTGCGTCACAAAGGCACGGCGGCATACGTTCTCAGCGCCCAAGCGAGCGGCGACGATCAGCATGCCGATCAATGCATCATCGTCGGCAATATCAACGCGCAAGTGCGCCTTGGCTTCTGCAACCGTGACCGGCTCGCCTGCCGGTGCTGTCGTGAGCTTGAGGGACATGGATCAGACGGCAGATTTGTTTTGGTCGAGGGTCAGCGCGTAGGCCACGGCATCCTTGTCGCTATCGACCAGGCCGGAGGCTTGGGCTGACTTGATGACGGAGGCGGTCAAGGTGACGACATCGTTGACACGGCCGTAGTCGCAGTCGGCGAGGACGCGTACTTTTTCTGGGCGTTTGCTGGTTTTTGGTTCGTCGGCGAGCTTGGCCAGGCCTTGGGAAATCAGTTGATCGGCTAGTTCGTCGGCTGCGTCGAAGGCGGTGCCAGCAGCCAGCTCGGGTTGGTCGGCGGAAAGCGTAGCCGCTGCAATGACGGTGAGTGCAATGAGGGATTTCATAGTTTTGCTCCGTGGATAAAATAGAAAAAGAAAACGCCGGCGCGATGTTTGCGCCGGCGGTGGCTGGGCCTATGGAGATCAGGTCGCCGAGTTGACGTACAGCTTGACGGCGCCGCCGGCGTCAATCAGGTTGCCACCGGTGCGCAGGAAGGCGACGAAGCCGATCTGGCCGTTGAGGGTGAAGGCGCTGTCGGTCATGCGGAACATCGTCAGGTCCATCACATCACGGATGGTGTACTTGGAGAGTTGACCAAACAAGATCGACTTGGCATTGGCGGCCATGACGGGCATGTTCTGGTTGATGTAGATCGGGCGGCCCATCAGACGGTCAGGGGCACCGCCGTCGATCATGGCATTGGCTTCATAGCCAGGCACGAAAATGGGGCGGCCTTGCGCATCCTTAATCTTGCGGATCGCCCGGACTGATGTGTCGTGCATCATGTAGCCGACGCCGGGCTGGCTGCGGTAGGCTGGGTCAACCGAGTGCTCCAGGTCAACCAGGTCGTCATAAATGACGGTGATGGTCTGCCCGGTGGTGCCGGCCTTGCCGGTGGCGGCGGCAGTGACAATGCCATTGGGCTGTGTAGCTCCGTCACCAACTGTGAAGTGTCGGTTTTGAATACGGCCCAGGCGCATGGCCAGCAGGCCCTGAATATAGGCCTCGATGTCGATGAAGGCATCTTGTACCAGCTCGAACGGCAGCGCGATCTTTTTTGACGAATATTTGAAGACGTTGAGCGCGATGTTGCTGAAGACGGTGTCGCCGCCTGTCACTGCGCCATTTTGGCCAACAATTTCACCTTCTTCCGAGGTAGGGTCGGTGGCTGGGAAATTCATGGAGGCACCCGAAGCGGTGCGGATGGCATGGGACACGGTCCGCATGCCGCCAAAGGCCTTCATGGCGATTTCAAGTGATTTTTGGTACTCGGTGGCTACCGTGAAGCCGCCTTCGGTAGTGGTCGTGGTGGACATGGCGTTTCGGATGTCCGGCGTCTGGCGAGCCAGCATGCGAGCGCGGTCAACATCGGCCATGTTGGAGATGCCACCAGCCATGAAGGCGCGCAGGGCCTTGGATTCATCGCCTTGCTTGGCTGGATCGCGGGTTGCGGCGTTCATCAGTGCGGCGTGCTGGGCAGCAGGGTCTTCGGCGGCCAGCTGGGCGCGGCGGTTTTCGCGCGAAATGTCGGTATCGATGGCCTCGATTTCGGCCAGCACGGCGTCCATCTTGGTCGCATCTTCAGCGGGCATGCGCTGGTCGGCGGGGTACTTGTTGTTGATGTCGTTGGCTGTTTTGGCTTTGACGTTGCGAAGTTCGCGGAGTTGTGCAAGTTTGTTCATTTGGAGTCTTTCAGGGGGTTGTGACCGCTCGCGCAGGTCGTGGGGACGAAAAAAAACCGCCTGGATGGGCGGCTGTCTCAGTTGCGCGAGGCGCGTTACTGATGGGTGCAGCGATTCGCCAGGCGCAGGCGTTGCTGCTGGCGTTCGCGGTGTTCGGTGGTGATGGTATTGACCGGCTTCTCGGCGGGCGCTGGCGCTTGGGCAGGTGCCTTGCTGTAGGCGCTCAAGTCCCACAAAGCCTTCACCTTGGGAGCATCGGCTGCAATACTGTTGATGAAGCCGGCATCAACAGCTTCCTGAGCGGTAAACCAGGTCTCTGCCTGCATCAAGACCATCACTTCTTCGGGTGTTTTGCCACTGCGTTTGGCATACTGGCCTGAAATCACGCCGTCGCATTTGCTCAAAAGATCAACTGTTTTTTGCATATCAAATTGATTGCCCATGGCGAATGTCCAGCCGCAATGGATCATGTAAAGACCGCCTTCGGCCATCACGATCTCGTCGGCGGCTGTGGCTATGACGGTGGCCGCGCTGGCGGCAAAGCCGTCCACATGCGCAATGACCTTGGCGCCTGTATCACGGATGGCTGCAACGATGGCTTGGGCGGCAAATACGTCGCCGCCTGGGCTATTGATGCGCAGGTGCAGCGTACCGCCCTGGATGGCGCGGATCTGCGGCACCAGGGTCTGGGCAGACGCTCCACCGCACCATTCGGCGGTGATGTCATCGCTGACGATGGCGTCATAGATATAAATGGTTGATTCGTCGCCCTGCGTTTCAATCGCCCGGGGTTGCGCCTGCCGACGATTGCTCGCCAGCAGCTTGATGAGTTTGTTCATGGTGTCCTTACGCGGTTTCGGGATCTGGTTGGGTGTCTGTTGTAGTGGATGGCGCAGTGGCATCGGGGGTGGTGCCTGAAGTAACACCGGTATTGCGCACATCGCCGCCTTCGATCGGGGGTAGCAACTTGATGTGGCGCACCTCATTCACAGTCAGCCAGCCGGGTTCACCAGCGCGGCCCAGTGCGATGCGTAGGGCCTCGTTTTCACTCTTTAAATCACCGCGCTCGATGCCGGAAACATCAAACTCAACGAAGTATTTTTCGCGGCTGGGCCAGAGTTTTCGGTTCAACTCCTGCTCAAACTTGCGCAGGTCACGCAGCAGCGTGTATTTGACGAAGCCGCGGCCCATGTTCTCCTGGCCGCTGCCCCAGCTGGTTGATTTCTCGGTGCTGCCCACCATGAAGGGCGGCACGCCCAGTACGCGGCAGATTTCTTCCAGGTTCCAGCTGGAAGTTTGCAGAATTTGCGAATCGACCGCCGACATGGTGAGCTGCTGTACCTCCAGCCCACCAGTGAGGATGGCTGGCAAGTGGGAATTTGCTACGCCGCTGTGGCGTTCGCCCCAGGTGGCGCGCAGCAACTTGGCTTGGTCTTCCGTCAGGTTTCCGGCCATCTTGAGCGCAAAGTCCGGCCGTGCGCCATTGCTGAAAAACCGGGCGCTGTATTCGCTGGCTGCCAGCGAGGTGCCGACTGATTGCCGCGCCGCATAGGTGATCGGGCTCGGGCTGCGAATGCCGTCATAACCCAGGCTCGGGATATGGATCATATCGGCCGGGTTGAGCACGTATTGCGCGCCCACCAACGGCTGCACCCGATAGAACAAATCACCGTTGCTATCACGAAACGCATTGACCCGCAGCGGGTGGTGCGCCTTGAAGCCGATCACTTTAGCGCTGCGAAACGAGGGACGGATAACCTCGGCAAAGCAATCGCCGTAAAACAGGCGAGCACTGACCATGTATTCCCAAAAAACAGCCGAGGAAATATCGGGCTCGGGTTGTTCGTTGAGCATCCACCAGTAGGGATGCTCAATCCGGGCGCGTCCGGTGGTGGTCCGCTCGTAGATTGGAAGCGGCAGGGTTGAGATGGCGCCGGCGATCAGGGCTACGCACGCGTAAACCGCCGACACTTTCATGGCGGTAGTCTCGTTAATCACCGGCCCGGCGTTGCTGATGGCGCCACCGCCAATGATGTTAGCCAGCTCTTGCACGGACAAGCTCTGGCGCGTCTCGTTCAAGTTGTTGATCTTGCCGGTTGCCTCGGGGCCATGCCCGGTGCGCCAGGCATTGAGCACGGCAGAGCCCGGCGTGCGGGCCTTTGCCTGCGCTGCTGCAAATGTCTGGTTCATAGGATGTAAATTCCGGGTGTTGGTTCGGTTTTGATGGTGGCCACAGCCCGGCCCAGTGCCATCAGCATGGCCATGGGGCCGTCGATCTTGTTTTCGGCTCGCTCTTTGGTGGGTGAACGCAGTTCGTTGAACTTGCTGATCTTGACTACCAGGTTGCTCACCATCCAGGTCATGACGGGGTTACCGTCGAATTTCAGTTTTTTCTCAAGCACCAGGTTCTCTACCTGGATCAGTGGTGGCGTGAAGAACAGCGCCCGCTGCGCAATCTCTACCAGCGGCAGGCCTTCTTCAATCAACTTGCCGGCGAAATACATACTCAACGCAGGGTCAAACGCGATTTCCTGCATGTTAAATAGTTTGCAATCGCTGCGCATGTCTTCAGCCAACACATCAAAGTCGGTGATATCTCCGTCGGTGACCTGCACATAGCCAGACCGTGCCCATCCGCTCAGATGCGCATTGCCGCTTTCCTGCACTGCCAGCTCGTTTAAGTACAGACGTGTGAACACGTACCAGGTCCCGGCACGCTCAAAAACTTTGACGTAAGCGGCAAAGTCTTTCTTTTGCGCAAGGTCCAGACCCGCCCAGCACTTTTCTCCAGCAAAGTCGCTGATCTGCAGGCTGGTATCTGCGCAGCGCTCCCATGCCCGCATATCCATCCAAGGACTTTCGCCATTGACCCAGACGTTCAGGCGCTTGGTTAAAAAGTTGTTAAGGGCGCTAGGCATGGCAGCGGCCTTGCGGGCGGCGGCCTCCATGTCGTCCTGCAGTACCGAGATCTGCCAGTTCGGGTTCGCTTTTGACCAGGTGGACGCATCGTTGGGGTCATCGCTTTCGTCAATCGTGTAGATCACGCCGAACATCGTGGGGTCTTCGATTACCCGGTCCAAAATCTTTGTGATGTGCGTGCGCCGCTCATAACAAATTCCGCTGCGATCGGTGCCGGCAGTGGTGATCAACCATAGGATTGACTGCTCACGAGCGCCCCGCGCGGTGTCGATCACGTCGTACAGATCGCGTTTTTTATGTGCATGCAGTTCATCAATCACCGCGCAATGGACATTCAATCCATCCTGTGTACTGGCCTCGGCCGACAGCGGAGAAAACTTGCTCGACGTGTGCGCCACTGTGATGCTGTGCGTCAGGATGGCTACGCCCAGATAGGTACGCATGTCGGGCGTGCGCTCGGCCATGGCCTTGGCATCGTCAAACACGATACGCGCCTGGTCGCGCGTAGTAGCCGCGCTGTAGACCTCGGCACCATGCTCGCCGTCGGCTGACAACATGTACAAGGCGATGCCACTGGACAGTGCGCTCTTGCCGTTCTTGCGCGGTACCTCGATGTAGACCTCGCGGAAGCGGCGCAGGCCAGTGTCTCGGTGAACCCAGCCGAATACGGTGGTCACAATGAAGCATTGCCACGCTTCCAGCTCGATCAGCCGGCGCTCACGGGCCCACTTGCCTTTGATATGCGGCAGCAGCTCAATAAATTCACAAGGGCGCCCGGCTTTGGTCTCGTCAAATACCCAGGGCCAAGCGGCACTGGGCTCTCGCTGAAGATCAGCCAGTTGACGATCAACAGTCAGGCGCGTCCATTTGCAGGCCGGGATCTCGCCCGCGGCCACCTGCTGCGCATAGGTCTGCGCAGCTAAAACATATTTGTTCACGGCTCTAACTACGGCACCAGCGCGAAGCGGGCGAAGCCGCTGGGCGCATTGGGGGCCGCATCGATACCCGGCAGTGTGGGCTGCACATAGTTTGATGGCTGCACCCGGCCCCGCGCTGCTGGGCTCAGGCCAAAGTGCATCAGGTAACGGTTGACCTGCTCGCGGTGGGACTTGATCAACTGTACGATCACGCTTTGCTGCGCATAGCCGCTGGGTGTGACGCTGTAGCTGGCGGCATAAACAGCGTCTGGGTAAATCATTGGGGCGCTCGGGTTGTCGACCAACCTGTTCACGATGCCATTGAAAGCAGTCTCCAGCTCAGACAGCCGGCCCACAGCCTGGCAATACAGCGCCAGAGCAGCACGGTCCAGGCCACTGATAAGACCCAACTCTTCCAGCAGCGGCGTGATACGTTTCCATTCCTTGCGAGCCTCAAGGCCCAGGTGCTTTGGCGCACTGGGCGTCTCTACCCGGGGGTTGACGCCATCAGCAAGATTCAGCGAGCGTTTGCCTGGATTGCCTTCCAGTAATTTCAGCGCGGCCGGCTTCGGCAGCGGTCCGCGTGATCCCGACATGATGATTTCCTTACTCTGTTATTGATAGCTGCGTAGTCAAATGCACCGTGGGCTGGATACCCCTCCCCCCGAAACCTGCGCGTGTAAAAATTTGGT